CCGCACATTCTGCACCACCCCCCCGCAGATCTCGCACCCATAACCATCACTGAATCATCAGATGAACCACCAGTTAACCCAACCCCTGGGAAAACGGCGAAAAAACATCATGGAACCGATGACGATTACAAGGCGGCACGCTGGATGTTCGACCTGGTGCGCAAGGTGAACCCGACCGCACGCGCTGCGAACTTCGACCTGTGGGCCAACGAAATCCGCTTGATGCGCGAGATCGACGGCCGCACGCATGCCGAGGTTTGCGAATTGTTCCTGTGGGCAAAAAAGGATTCGTTCTGGTGCGCGAACATTCAGTCGCCGGCAAAGCTGCGCGAGAAGTGGGACACCCTGACCGTGCGCATGAACCAGAGCCCGGCCGCACCGCGCCCTGCTGGTGCTGGCCAGCCGATCGGCGGATCCGTCGCCGAGCAGAACGCCGCCAACGCGGCCGCGGCGAAGCGTATGCTGTTCGGCGGTGGTGCGCCTGCTGAAACCGAAGATGAAGGGACGTTCGAAAATGCGTGAAAACGATTTTGACGAATTCGCTGCACTGCTGCAGGCCGCCTTCGACGTGCTGGGGAAGACGCCGGCCGCCAAGGTGGTCAGCCCGACCGCGCAGGCGCTGTTCTTCCAGGCCCTGGCCGAATACCCGATGCCGCAGGTCCGCGCCGCACTGGCGGCCCATGTGAAACGCGGGAAGTTCACGCCGACGCCCGCCGACGTGGTGGAACATATCGAGGCCAGCACCAACGGCGACGGCCGCCCTGGTCCGGAAGAGGCCTGGGCGATCGCGCTGGCCAGCCAGGACGAGCGCGACACGGTGGTCTGGACGTCAGAAACCGCGCAGGCCTGGCAGCTGGCGCGCCCGGTGATGGAGACCAGCGGCCCGATCACCGCCCGCAAGACCTTCACCGAGACCTACACGCGCCTGATCGCCGCAGCGCGTGCCCAGCGCCGCCCGGTGGCGTGGTCGGCCCACCTGGGCTGGGATAAGGCCCAGCAGGGCCTGGTGCTGCAGCGTGCGGTGGATCAGGGCCTTCTGCCGGCGCCCAGCGTGGCCGGGCTGCTGCCGGCGCCAGAAGTGCCAGATTCGGCACTTTCCCTTGAAGGCCGGGCCCAGCTGGCGAAGGTGAAGCAGATGCTGGCCGATGGTGCGGCCGAACGTCAGCGCAAGCTAGACGCCGAGTTCGACCGGCGCAACGAGAGCGAGGCCGAGTTCAAGCGCAACCTGAACCAGCGTGTGGCCGAGTACCAGCACTTCGCCCGCCAGGTCGACCAGGTGCAGGTGGTCCGCGCCGAGGGCGAGACTGTGCAGCAGGCGGCCGAACGGTGAAGGGTGAACGGCAACCCTGCGGCGCCTGCGCCAGGTTCGACACCGCTGCAGGCTTCTGTTCCGGTCACGACCGCCCCGAGCAACCGGACGGCCAGCCCTGCCCGCTGTTCCTGGAACGTGGGTCACGCGAGGCCCGGGAAGCGATGCGCACCAGTGCCGAACTGTTGGCGGACCTGAAGCGCCGCCACCCATCCGGCGCGCTGAAGTAGTACAAACCTGTTGACAGTCGGGAACTTTCCGCCGTACATTCCCCCTGTCGCCCGGTCCCCACTTGTCGACTGTCTCCAATCCCACCCCACCGGAACCCGCCCCTGCGCAAGCATCGGCGGGTTCTTTCTTTCTCGGCGCACGCCGATCGCCGCATCTGCATAAAACGCCCTGTTCGGTGCATAAATCGCGCCCTTGTGGCGCTTTTCGTCCCTGTTTTGCTGTAAATGCGCTCTTCCATTGACTTTTGTTCCAGCTGGAAATACATTCCACCGGGAATTAGGAACAGGGGAAGAACATGGGACGCAAGACCACTTACACCGAAAAGACTGCCCGCGCGATCTGTGAACGCCTGGCGGATGGCGAACCCCTGCGCCAGATCTGTCGCGATGACAACATGCCCGCATGGCGTACCGTGTATGACTGGATCGAGTCGGTGCCCGAGTTTGCCGCACGCATCGCACGCGCGCGCGCCATGGGCTTCGACGCCATCGCCGAAGACACGCTCGAGATCATCGACCAGGAACCCGAGCGCCAGGCCACCGACCACGGCAGCAAGGTCGACCCGGGCGCCGTCCAGCATCAGAAGAACCGAGTAGAGCAGCGCATGAAGCTGCTGTCCAAGTGGGACCCGAAGCGCTACGGCGACAAGGTGACCAACGAACACACCGGCGCGAACGGCGGCCCGATCCAGATGCAATTCAGCGCGACGGACGCCGCCCTGTGACCGCTTCCGGCTTCAATCCGACGCCACGCCAGCTGCTGGCCCAGCAGATGCTGGCCGGCGCCTGCACCTGGATGATGCTGTTCGGCGGCGGCCGGTCGGGAAAGACCTTCCTGATCGTTCGGAACATCATCCTGCGCGCGCTGAAGGCGCCGGGCTCGCGTCACCTGATCGTGCGGTGGCGCTTCAACCACCTGAAGGCGTCGATCATGCGCGACACCTTCCCGAAGGTGATGCGGATTTGCTACCCCGACCTGGTGAAGGGCGACGGCTGGGACATCAACATGTCCGAGGGCTTCGCCAAGATCCGCACCGGCGTCGATGACAAGGGCCAGCCGGTCTTCAGCGAGATCTGGTTTCTGGGCCTGGACGACAAGGACCGCATGGAAAAGGTGCTGGGCATGGAGTTCGCGACCATCTACGTGAACGAGGCCAGCCAGATCCAGTGGGAAGGCGTGCAGCTGCTGCTGACCCGCCTGGCGCAGCGCTGCATGCAGGTGATCAACGGCGTGCCCCAGCCCCTGAAGCTGCGGTACCTGTTCGACTGTAACCCGCCGAGCAAAATGCACTGGACCTTCAAGGTCTTCAAGCAAAAGCTGGACCCCGAAACGAAGCAACCGCTGGCCAATCCGGAGAACTACGACAGTTTCCAGATGAACCCGCGCGACAACGAAGCCAATCTGTCGCCGGAATACCTGGCCACCCTGGCCGGCCTGTCCGAACGCATGCGCCGCCGCTTCGAACGCGGCGAATTCTCCGAGGCCACGCCCAACGCCCTGTTCGATGAAGCGGTGGTCGACCGCTGGCGCGCCGATCCCGAGGACGTGCCCGCCCTAGTGCGCGTGGTGGTCTCCGTCGACCCGAGTGGCGCCAGCGACGACGCCCAGAACGCCGATAACGACGAAGTGGGCATCACCGTCGAAGGCCTTGGCACCGATGGCAATGCGTACCTGCTGGAAGACCTGACCGTGAAGGCCGGCCCGACCACCTGGGGCGGCGTCGCCGTCCAGGCGTACCAGCGGCACAGCGCCGACGCGATCGTAGGCGAGACCAACTTCGGCGGCGGCATGGTCAAGTTTGTTGTGCAGGCGGCCGCCGCGAAGCTGGGCATGCGCGTGAACTTCAAGATGGTCACCGCCAGCCGCGGCAAGGCCCAGCGCGCCGAGCCCTTCAGCGTCCTGTACGACCAGGGCAAGGTGCGCCACGTCGGCCTGTTCCCGAAGCTTGAAGACGAACTCTGTGCCTTTTCCACGTCGGGCTACACCGGCCCGAAATCACCGAACCGTGCCGACGCCCACGTGTGGGCCCTGGCCGAACTATTCCCGGCCCTGGTCAAGGCGCCGAAAAAAGAGGCGCAAGCCGACACCGAAAACGACTACATGGGAGAAAGCGCATGGATGGGATGAACCTGAAAAAGACCGCGCTGGCCGCCGCTGCACTGGCCAGCATCACCACCGACACCCGGGCGCTGAAGCCTGGCCGGATCGTCCTAGGCGGCGCCAGCCTGGACTTGAGCTACAGCGGCATCGTGCCAATCGCCGACCGCGACCGGGTGCTGGAAATATCAAACTTGTTTACTTCCCATCAGGAAAGACGCAATAATGCCGCTAATTCCTTGATGCAAGATGTTTGTGAGCAAGCCGACCAGGCAAACAAACTTCTGATGCTCATGCCCGAGGCATTCGACCACGGCGGCCCGACTACCGCCCAGCTGGTCGACTGGTACAGCCGCAAGTTCGGTTTTACCACCCTCCAAAGCACCCCCAAAGTCATTTTGATCCGACTGCCGCGCACCGCGGCGCAACAATGGGCTGCTACACATGGGCAATAAAACCAACAGCTGGACCGACAGCGACCTGCTGAAGCGCATCCGCACGTTCACCGACACGGCGATCAAGGGCGAGAACGAAAACCGCCTGAATGCCGTGGCCGACCTGAAGTTCCTGGCCGGCGACCAGTGGGACGAGCAGGTAAAGCGCCAGCGCCAGCTTGAGGGCCGGCCGTGCCTGACCTTCAACCGCCTGCCGACCTACCTGCACCAGGTTACGAACGACCAGCGCCAGAACAAGGTAGGCATCAAGGTGCACCCGGTCGGCCACGGCGCCGACGATGAGGGCGCCGAGCTTTACCAGGGCATGATTCGCCAGATCGAGAACGGCAGCAACGCCGACACCGCCTACGACACCGCCGTGAACAGCGCCGCTGCCATCGGCTTCGGATTCTGGCGCCTGATCACCGACTACGAGAGCCCCACCAGCTTCAACCAGGTCATCAAGTACCAGCGCATCCGCGATGCCCTGAAGGTCTATTTCGACCCGGCCAGCGTCGAAGGCGACGGCAGCGACGCGAAGGAATGCGCGATCGTGTCGGACATGCCGCGCGCCGAGTTCGACCGCACCTACCCGGGCAAGCTGGGCGAGTGCCGCACGGCGATCAGCGCGCTGGGCAACAGCATCCAGCCGGGATGGATGACCGACAGCATGGTGCGCGTGGTCGAGTACTACTGGTTCGAATACAAGGCCGCGACCCTGTGCCTGCTGGGCGACGGCACGACCACCACCGAGACCCCGCCGGCCGGCGCCATCGTCAAGAACAAGCGCGAAACCCAGATCCCCCAGCTGAAGTGGGCGAAGGCGCACGCCGGCGGCGTCCTGGAAGAAACCGAGATCATGTGTCAGTGGATTCCGGTTTTCCCTGTATGGGGCGAAGAACTGGACATCCAGGGCAAGGTGACCCGAAAGGGCATCATCCGCGACGC